TTATGCTGTTAGATTATGTGTATACTTTACAAAAAGACCCTCCGAAAGATTCGGAGGGTCTTTGTAATTCTATAGTAAAGGGCTATTAGCCTGTTACTGTTTGGCCAAGAGTTCTTGCTACTGTAGCACCTACGCCATCGCCAATTGGGCTCTGGATAGCATTATCAAATCTAATGCTTGCAGCAATTGTAACTGGCTCATTTGTTGCATAGTTAAGATCGCCATAGTTAACGTTAGTTAGGAAACAACCGTATAATTCCCAGGTTTCAAGAACGTTTGCTACACTAGCGCCGTTGCCACCGTCAAGAATTTCAAAACGGGTAACAAACTTGTAGTCAATTCCTGAACTAGCACTGGCTTGTTCCATGATATCGAACTGCTTCTGTACTTGCTCTCCAAGTAGTCTGCTAACGCTGCCGTTGACGTCGTCACGGAAGTTAACTGTAATTGGATCCCATGAATGTTTACCAGCAATGTATGCACGGCTGTTATAAACTGGAATTTCTATCTCTTCAAACGTTAAGTTTGGACGGGTAATGTCCATAACTTGTTTAGTTAATTCTGTACGGGGAGTAGACACACCAAGATTCTCAAATAACGCACGGAAGCGATACTTTAGCTTGGGCATTAGCAAGCCCTGTGCAGATGCTGATTGATCACTGTCTAATGGTACAGTAAATTTTGTTAATGATGAAACGGACATGTGTCGTGTCTCCTATAATATATGTTAAAAGTATTTATCTATTCTGGTCCACAAAAAATGGGGGGTAAAACGTATACCCCCCATTAATTTCATTATTCTTTGTGCTTTAAACAGCGTTTGCTGAGGCTACATTACCTGCTCCAATTTCACCTGTGTTCTTTAGGCGAATCGGAATAAAGATAAATTCAGCAGCCTTAACTGGCTCAATTGCAACATCAACATATAGTTCGTTGCGATCAATTCTTGTTGCTGTGTTATTTGTTTCATCACAAACTACCAAGTAGTCGTAAATGCCACGCTTTGCAACCAAGTCGTTCATAATCTGTTCAACTTGCTCTTTAAGCTCATCACGTGTAATCTTGTCGTTTGGCTCAAACACATAACCTAGTGCTGTTGCTTGTAATTGACCACGTAGATAACCTGCCAAGCGCGCCACGTTAATACGATCCAGTGAACTTGAAGTTGCTGCACGGGTCTTGTTACCGTAGTTCATTAATCCAACACCATTAAAGAATGTAATTGGGTTAACTCTATTAGTGTAAAGTGTATCACGTAGTGATTCTCTAACGTTGTCTACAACAAACTCACCAGTTGCACTGTTGATGTAACCAATAGCACTGGCATTGTCAACTAGTCCACGGCGTGTTCCTGCTGGAGCAAACCACTGGAAGCTCTGATCATCGCTTCTAGCAATGGTTCTTAGCGCCATGTGACTTGACGGAACAACAATAGTGTTACCACTGAGGTCGTTTGTCTGACCAGCTGGATAAAATACAGCTAAGTAAGGATCTGCACTTGTCAATCCGTCTTCACTGTTGTCTGTTACTGCTGAGGTATTGCTTGCCCAGTTCTGGATTGCAGTACTAGTAGCAGCAAGTCTCATGCTTGTGTCACCTACAACAAACGCTGTGTTGCGTCTATCGTTATTAAGTGATACCATGTTATTAATTAGTTCTGGATATCCAGGTGCTGCAATAATGTTAAAGTTACGTGCATCTTCCCTGAGTGCTTCACTGTTATCAATAGCTGATTTCAAACCTGCAACAACAATTTTACGAACAGCCTTGCGTCCCATATAAGGACTACCGTCATCTTTGTTGCCACTAATTGATACCCACGCATCCTTTTCTGTTGGAAGTGTTGGGTAAAGTGTAGTGTCACTGAAGTTTGTTCTGCTAAAGTGGTTGCTACGGAATTCTTTCACGTTGTATGAACTACGTCGTGTGTTGAATAGTAACATGCCTCTTGGATATAAACTAGCATCTGGTACATCAATGTCAGTAACATCGCTGGTTAACAATGCGGCTGTTGTTGTAAGTGTACCTGTAACTACGTCTGTAGTTGTGTCGCCCATAAAGCGAGCATCAGCAAACAAGATACCATCTTCAGTTGTTTGGTCTGTTTTATCGACTAATACCCAACGGTTTTCACTGTCTACAACCTGATAACGATAAAGCATTGGGTAGTTTTCCAAATCACCAGTATCGATCCACAAATCACCAACTACTAGTGCAGTTTCGTCAATTTGTGTAGTAGGCTCTGTTGCAGCAAAAATAACACCAGTTGAATCAGTGTTGCTCAAATCATAACCACGAGCATCGCTTGTTACATTCTGATAACCTTTCCAGTTTGTGCCGTCGCTGATCATAATATCAGCGTCTGTGCCGCCATGATACCAACTACGTGTGTTAAGTGGATCTGAACTTGGTGCAGTGCTGCTTGCAGTGTAAGTAGGTGCAACCCAGTTACTTAGGATTAAGTTACTGTCGTTACCTGCTCTAACTTGCCCAGTTGTGATTGCAGTACTAAATCCTGCATCAGCTACTGGAGTACCACTGGTGTCTTTAAGTACAACAGTGCCACCAAGTGCATGTGTGATTTGCAAGTAACCTGAACTAGTTACACTTGCACTAACGTTTGCTACACCAGCACCAGTAATGTCAGCAGCAATATCTGCAATGCCTGTTCCACTGGTTGTTACTGTAACTGCGGTTGAAAGTGCAGTGCTGTTTGCAACACTAGCTTGGATTGTAAATGTGTTACCGCTTGTAATTGGAGCGGCTGCATTTACTGTGCCAGTAACATCCATTGCGCCAGTTGCATATCTGCGGAACAATTTAAAAGTTGCCGTGTCATTTTCAGTAACATCAAACTGCATGTAATAACTTCCAACAGCAATTGCTTTTCCGCCAGTTGCATCAAGGTTTTTGTTTGCAGTGCGATCGTTTTCATAAAGTGGAACACTTACGCTTTCAAACTGTGCAGTTGTTGTGCTATAAACACTAACATCAACAAGTGCGCCTAGGTTACTTGAAGTTGTCTTAACCCAAGTACTGCCTGCTGGACGCGGTGTTGTGTCTGTGCTCTTCCATTCTGGAACAGTGTAGTGTGCGCTCTGCTGGATGAGAGGACATGCAAATGTTCCTGCTGTTAAGCCAGTGTCTGTTAGGATTGTTCCTGTACCGTTAGCAAGAAGTATTTTACCGTCGGTTGTTGAACCATCACTAGCTGCTGAACTTGTAGCATAAATTTCAACTTTGTTATCAACTGCAGATGCTGTAACACCGGTAATAGAGGCGTTTACAATACTTGATGCAAGTGCAGTAACAGTTGTTCCACTAAGTGTAACAGTTGAGCCGTTAATTGTAATAGTGTTGCCGTTTGTTAATGTTGGGCTTGCTACTGTGCCAGCAGTTGTTGGCCAGCTCTGCTGCCAGCTTGCGCTACCGACTAGTACCCACGCATTGCTACGGTTTTTGTAGTATACTGGATTGCTTGTGTTAGTTGCTACAATAGCATAGCTACCAATTGTTCCAATCGATGCTTTAGGAATACCGCCAGATAAATCGTCAGTGCTAGTAATAACTGTTGGAACCTTGTTTGTAAATGTGCCAGCTGTCTGACTCCATTCGAAAATTCCCCAGCGGCTATCACTGCCAGTGTCTAACCAAACAACACCGTTGCTCGGAGTACCAAGTGGTCTGCTAGTGCTTGATGTTAGCTCTGCTAAGTCAACATCTGCACGGGTTACATAAACTCGGTTACTGGATCCTAGAAGGCTATAAGCAGCCATCAATCCGTATTCGTTAATTTCGTGTCCATTAATAGGAGTACCACTAGCAGTCTGATAAAATAGTGGATTACCAAAGGTTGATACTAGTTCTCTCTGACTACCAATTAGATATGTGTTACCTGCGTTTGCAGCAGTTGTTCCAGGGGCGGTTCCAGTTCCGGTTCCACTGGTCTTGTCTTGGGCTGTTGCTACGATAATTGATGCTACTGTTCCAGCTGTATTAGCAACATAGTTGCTTTCATCAATTACTGTAACTTCTACGCCGGGTGATACTAAAGCCATGTTTTTTGCTCATCCTTCATATAAAGATTTATTAAATATATTTATCGAATGCAGCGGAAAACACTGTATTTAGGGGCAACCTTTAAAGGATCATTAGTTCTACGCTGATAAGTAATAGCATGAGACCAGCATGTTTACAATGTCAGACCAACCCAGCCGCAGTAAATTATCATCGTAACGACAAGATTTACTATCGCAAATTATGCAATCAATGTCTTAAGGTTGAAAAAAAACTATCCACACCAAAGAAATCCAGGTGGCAACTAGCTGGGTATCAGAAAAAGGCGGCGTGTGAACAATGTGGATTTAAACCTGTGATGGCTGGCCAACTAGAAGTATTTCAAATTGACAGAAATCAGCAACACGTTGCCACTGCTAATTTAAGAACAGTTTGTCTTAATTGTAACTATGAGTTGTCTAGGACGGGATGGACTCAGGGAGATCTGACAGAAGATCTTTAACTACTTTATTTAAATCTTCTATGGATCCGTCATTTGTAATTAAATAATTTGGTGTAACGCCAGCCCAACTATATTCACTGGCATGAACATCTGGATACATTACATGCATATCATCTGGTTGCTTGGCTGCAAAGTTAAACCACGTTGGATCATCTCCGCGCTTAACACGAACAATTACTCCGCCCAGTCTTCTTACCATGGCAATCTCATTGGGAAATCTAGCATCAGTGATTACTTTATTACTCTTGGAGTCTTTAAGCCTAGATTCCATGCTTAAAATCCAAGTGTCTTGGTGGAAGTGATTACGGAAAACTTCTGTGCCTAATAGCTGCAATGCAAGTCTTGGACTAAAATCTGGAATATTTAAACGGTCGCTCCACCAAGAATCAACTTGCTCACGCCATACTCTACTAGCAGGAGTAGTTCCTTCTAGCAGTGTTCTATCCCAATTAAAAATACTGGAGGCTGCATCTTTAAGTGAACTGGCAAAACTTTCATGCTCAAAGCCTTGCTCAATCAGCATATCGCCAACTGTGCCTTTACCAGAACCTATTAATCCAATAATTCCTATTAACATGTGTTTATTATACTACGTTAAGATTTAAAAGCAAATAAAAAAATAATTAACCTATAATGAATGATAACGGATCTGAACCATCTACATAGTTCTTTAGATCTTCTTCGAGTTGCTGCATCTCTGCTTGTGCTTCTGCCTTTAGTGTGTCACCGTTAAGGCTCGTGCCGCCTTGTGGCCCAGCAATAGTGCTGAACTTGCTACGAGCTTCGCCTAATGTAAACTTAGCAAGTGCTAGACTATAATCCTGTATCCAAGGCTGGATCTGTTGATCTTGTAGCAATCCAGATTCTGGTCTCGTATTATACACCCAGAGCACAACCTTTTCACCGCTAGCACTAAACTTACGCAAGAGTGTGACAGTTTTAGTTACTGGGTTAAATTCAAAGTTAACAAAGCCACCAAACATTCTAGCACTGAGTTCTTGATACTGATAATACATTTCGTAGGTTGCTTGACCACCCACACGCCCTGCTTGAAGCAAGTAAGTGTTAACGAATGCTGCTTCAAAAGGCTCAAATTGTGTTCCAGTATCTGAACTACCACTGCCTACACTACGACGAAAAACCTGTCTTACTTCTTGTACTTCGTTAGGAAGAACATATTCCTGCTGATTTTCAAGGATAGATAAAAATAGATAACTACTTTCAACACTACTCCCGGCTCTTTGTCGATATTTACGCACTGCTTGGTCAATGCACATATCATAGTGCTCTGGATCCAGCTCGACGTCTACCATTTGGCCGCCTAAACGGAAGTAGATGTAATCAGTAATATCTTTTCGTAGTGTAGTTAGATCAGCCATTAATAAAAGTTCCTAAAACAGCAGGGGAATTTAATCCCCTGCTTCATATAGTATTTATTTAGAAACTTTAAGTAGTACTATGTGCTCGTTGAGGCGACCGTTCATTTTTGTCTCGGTTGCCTTGATGTCATCCATAAACTTCCGTAATACTACTTTGCCAGCTTTTCCAAACTCTGTAAGTTGTGCTTCTGGCTTCCGTAGTGTCTTTTGTACACTGAGGTTCTCATCAAAGAACTGCAATGTAGTTCCTTTAACCATTAAAGTTGTATGCTCTTGTGCTACATACTTGCCTAACTTGCGGTTCTTGGTATTAAATACCCAAAGTTCTGTAGCACCTACTACTGTAGTAGGATCAACACTAACAATTTTGTAACGATCATCGACCTTTTTAAATTTAAGTTTAGCAACCAGTTTATCAGCACTCTTGGGCTTGGGCTTACGAGTTGCTCGTGTTGCTTTTTTAAGGTTAGCATATGCATCAAGGTCGCTAAACATTGTATCAAAGAACTTGATCATCTGTTTAATATCAGCCTTGCTAAGATGTGTATAGCCTTCTGCAAGATCTTCAGGACAATCTTTCTGTGTTAGGGCCTGAAACTCTGCTGCTACTGGCTCGTAGTAACTGCGAATCTTTCCGATATGCGCCTGGGCGACAGTATTTTTCTTAAGATAGTCAAACATTGCAGGAATGTCGTTGCTAGGTTGCAAGTCTGTCCATTCTTCAAACTGCCCAATAATGTCACTGAGCTGCTCACGCATACGTTCTTGGATGCTGGGCTTGTAGGCAGTAACTTTAACTTTTTCTTCTGCCTTCTTTGCAGCAACAAGTTCTTTACCAGATTCTGCTAGTGCAGCAAGTTTATCTGTGCAGTATTTGGTACTCTGATTATACTGATCTTCATCGTTCTTTGCACCAGCAAACTCAGGGAAATCACCTTGAGCAAATGGTTTATCACTGTAAATGTTAGTCCAATAACACCAAGCAGCAAGTCCACTGCTGTATATTTTGTAGTCTGGGTTGGCAGCAATGGCCTGTGCGGTTGGCTTGTCATACGCCTTGCGCACATACCCCTTGACAATGCTAACATATTCTTTAGATTCAACTTCACTATGCACTTTCTGATGAAAATACTTGTAACCTTTATCTGCAGAAATAGCACCAATGCCTGATTTAACTCGACGGGGGTTCGATTTCTTTTTCTTCTTAGTCGTTAGTAGTGAGTTCTTTGCCATAAAATTTCTCCATGCCTTCTATGAGGTCCATAATGTCAGCTATATCCAGATTATCCACAGCCTCGTTTGCTACCGTTTCAACCCATTCTTTTTGAATCTGATTTAACGGTAGCACACGGCCTGTGGAAAAGTCAATAACCTCTGCCATATTTAAACACCAATACCCAGGGCTGGGCTAACCATGTGGCCTGGTACACGCCATTTGGTCCCACAGTTAAGGTCTCGAACAACCAGGTTCTTGCGGTTAACTTTGGTAATCTCACCAACAACTGGTCCATTGCGTCCGTCAAACTTGACACGGTCACCAACCACAAAACTACGAACAGCCTTTTTCGCTAGGAAAGCGCGGCGCATCTGAACAGCGTCAACTACATCTTGTAACTCTTCGTGGCTCATGTGTGAAATGGCAGCAAGTGTGGAACGCATAAAATCTTTAGATTGCTCTGACATGTTTAACTCCTTAATTTCAACTTATACATCATAGTAGCACAGATGCCATAATAGTCAACCAAAAAACCTAATTTTTATTAGGGACAACTTTTACGGCATTCATAATCGCCGTATCAAACTTATCCATGGCTTGAACCATCGAGGTCAACTGGTCATGCAGATCATAAGAACCAGAGGTCGTCGTATCACGATCCAAAGCATTCAAGATATTGACCTTCTGGCGCAGTTGCTCCAGCATTCCAGCCATGTTACCCAACGTGTATTGCTTCATTTCATCGTTTGTCAT